GAAAAGGTGCAATAGCTAAATTTCTTGAAGGGTCAAATATAACATGGGAAGATTGTGTAAAGTATGGTTGGCAGGTGTACAAGGTTGATATTGTCTTTCAGCCTTGCCGCTAACTATCTGATTGGTCTAATTTATTGTAAAATAACCAATTGATTTTCAACTATGATTTTTACAACGTGGATATCTTACAATGGTTTGATTGGCGTAACCAAAGATGGCGAATACTATGAGCTTAAAACAGGTAAAAAATTAAATAGAGAATATCACAATGGCGCACTATATTACAGGGCAAATAAAAGCAAAAAAAGATACTCATGGAACAAAATAAACATTATGAAAAAAGAAGAAGTAGTACAAGTAATGGTAATGCCATTTTAGAAGATACAATGATGCGTTTGCCACCACAAGCAACAGAATTAGAAGAAGTAGTATTAGGTGCGTGTTTGATAGATACTTCTTTTTATTTGATTTCTGACAAGATAAAGCCCGAACACTTCTACCTGCCACAGCATCAAATCATTTACAAAGCAATGCAGTCATTGTTTGATAAAGGCAGCGCAATTGATATGCTGACCGTTGTTACTGAATTAAAGTTGCAGGGTAGGTTAGACGATGTTGGCATGTGGTACATTTCGCAACTTACTAATAAAATAGCAAGTTCAGCACACATTGAAAGCCATGCACTAATAATTAAACAAAAATTCATACAAAGGGAGTTAATAAGATTAGGCATGAATGCCGTTAAAGAAGCATATAATGACACCACAGATGCTTTGGAACTCCTTAACAACTACACATCTAATTTACTTACCTTGTCTAATGAAGGCAGTCTTAAAAAGATTGAAACCAATGAAGAAATGGTAGATAAGTTAGCGAAAAAAATAGCAGAATTAAAACAAAAAAAAGGCGATGTAATAGGCATACCTACAGGCTTAAACGAATTAGACAAAGGCACATGCGGACTATTGGCAGGACTTCACATCATTGCAGGGCGACCAGGCATGGGTAAGTCTGCATTTGTTTTGACAATAGTAAAAAACATTTGCTTGCAAAAAATACCTTGTCTGTTTTTTACAATCGAAATGGACAATATAAGCCAAAGTGAAAGGTTATTATCTTCTTTGTCAGGGGTTGAATACCAACGAATAAAAGACCCAAGATATTTAAGTAAAGATGAAGACATAGCAATTAATAACGCTTTATTAACCATGCAGAAAATGCCTTTGTATTGGGATGATAGCAGTTCAATTGATACCACCGAAATTAGGGCTAAAATAATACGCCAAATCAAAGATAATGGCATAAAAGTAGTAGTAGTTGACTATTTGCAACTAATGAATGGAAAGGGACAAAATAGGGAGCAAGAAGTGGCACACATTACAAGAACACTAAAAGCAATAAGCAAAGAGCATAACATACCAGTACTTGCATTGGCTCAACTAAGCAGAAGCGTAGAACAAAGGGGTGGTTCTAAAAGACCAACACTATCAGACCTTAGAGAAAGTGGGAGCGTAGAGCAAGATGCAGACACCGTAATGTTTATTTATCGTCCCGAATACTACGGAATAGAAACAGACGACAAGGGCGACAGTACTAAGGGGGTAGCTGAAATTATCATAGCAAAACAACGTTCAGGATTTACAGGTACTATTTATTTAAACTGCGATTTAAAATATATGAGGTTTGACAACAAAAAAGAAAGTTATTCGCCAACATTTGAACAAAAAAAGGCAGAAGTGATGCAGAATAAAATATTACCCAAAGGCAAAGAAGAAGATTTTAACGATGATTTTTGAAAATTCAAAATAAATTAGTAGATTTGCAAAAACAAAACCTATGACAGCACAAGAACTAAGAATTGGCAATTTAGTTTACTTAGACGATACTATAATTACTATAACACTTAAAGACTTAATAGCAATAAGTCAATCAGAAGATTGGGCTAAATTATATCAGCCAATACCACTAACAGAAGATATATTGTTCGAGCATAAGTGGTTGCAGGTAAAATCTAAACACAGTACATTTCAAGCAATACAAATAGGCATTAATCACAATATACTTATATTAGATTACAAAGACCATTTGAGTTGTGTAGTTTCAAGAATTAAATACCTCCACCAACTTCAAAACTTTTACTTTGCATTAAATGGCGAAGAACTGCCTGTAAATCTTTAAACCACTAATTGCAAATAACAGATAAAAATAAAACCTTTGAAACCCTTGAAAACATTGATTAAAAACCTTAAATTTGTTAAATGACAACACTCTTAATTATAATTGCATCAGTAATATTCAGCGTAATGTTTGCTTATAGAAATTATTGGCAGATAGAACAATTCAGAACAACAAGACACGCTTTAGGCTATGTTTATGAGGAGTTAGACACCGAAATAGATTACTATAATGAAAAGTGGCATAAGTGGCAATTTGCACTTCAAATCTATATCGGGCTTATAATATGGTATTTTTCATTTCTAAGCGGTTTTAGCGCATTAAATAGCTTTGGGCACGGCTTACTATTCGGGAGTATCTTTTGGCTTGTATTTGATACCTTATTAGGCTATAAATTAACAGGAAACCTATTACACGTTGATAGCAATGGCATAGGAACGATTTACACCAAAACATTTAAAACCTATGACAAAATAGCTTTGGCAGTTTCTAAGGTGTTATTTGTGGCAATTTCAGTAATTTTGAGTTTATTATGAGAGATAAAACCAACAACAAGACCACGTTCGGCAAACGCAAAGGCGGAAAAGCCAAGAAAAGAAGAAGCGGAAAGGATAAAAGAGTAAAACAGTCAAGAGGACAAGGATAATTATTAACCATTAAATAAATAAACATGATTTACATTCCAAAACAATTATGGGTAAACACCCAATCGCAATCAGTAGCATTGCCTATTTTAAACGAAACAATTAGCGAACAAGCAAAGGTATTTAATTTAGCCTTTAATGAATTTGAAACTACCAGCGTTATTCAGTATATTTCAGAAGATGGCGAAAACATGCATGAAGTATTAGAAGATTATGAAGAAAAAGTATTTGAAATGATTTACCAATTCAATGGAATGTAATATGTACCACCAAACAAGCTTGTATATTTATTACAAAAAAACAATAGTAGGCGGTATATCAATACATGATGACTTAGAAAACACATTAGATTTATTTTATTCAAGCACAGCATATTTAGAACAACCCAAAACAGTAAAACAATTGAAAGATTTAGTTGAGTGGCAAATCAAACGGTTTAAAAAACGAAACAAGCTATTCAAATACGAACAAAAACTTTTGAGCCAATGCGAAACATTGTTGTTAAAGCTAAATTGTTTTAGGAATAATTTAATTGTATCAGATTTATTGCACGATAAAAAATAAATTAGTATCTTGCATTCGCATTGTTGCTGATGCAGTAAAGATATTTGATGTGGTTGCGGACACATGCCCCACATATAAAAGCCTTAACATGCCAGCAACCTTGTTAGGGCTTTTTGCTTTTTAGCCCTTTACAAAGCAACGGAGAGGTTGTATAAGAGCATCGGAGTAGTGGTTTGGCTAAATACGTTTACAGCTACTCTTAAAGCGTTATAAATGGGACTATGCGAAGCGCAACGGTGGTGCGAAAGTTACGAGCCGTAAGACATAGATGCAAGTTGAATATTGCAGACAGTGGGTAACAAGTAATCGGTAATCAACGACACGATTAACGCTAAGGACGAGAGGCTCATTTCGACAAGCTAATTAAGTCTAAAGTGGTGCAACCAACTACTAATTAACTTTAGTAGGGGGGCTTGCTATCACTTTAACTCAAGGTCTATTTCTCTAAGCTATTATAATAATAAAGAAAATAATTACTAACTTTATAAAACAATTATGGAAAAAAAATACGTAGGCTCAAGCAGAAACATTCAAGGCAAATTTGGCGAAATTCAAAAGATAAGTTTCAACAAAAAAGATTTACAATTAATGCTTGACAATTTAACGAAAAAGGCTATGTCAATTTAAACCGAGTAGCCAAAAAGGAAACCGATAAATTCGGCAACACTCATTACTTAGTCATAGACGAGTGGAAAAAAGACAATGGCGGTAATTTACAGTTTTAGATTAATTTACTATATTTGTATTAACAAAACAATGCAATGGGCAACCCTAAGTTTACAAATGAATTATTTGATAAAATATGTGAAGAAATAGCATATTCAGATAAAGGATTAGTTTCTATTTGCAAAAAACATAATATAAACGCTAAGAGTTTTTATGATTGGTTAAAAGAAAGTGAAGATTTAAGTAACAAATACGCGCGCGCGCGAGAAATGCAAGCCGATTATTTAGCAGACCAAATAATTGAGATAGCAGACGAAAGTGAAAACGATACAATGACAAATGATTTAGGGCAAGAAATGACAAACCACGAAGTAATTGCACGAAGCCGATTAAGGGTAGATGCAAGAAAGTGGAAAGCATCTAAATTATACCCTAAAAAATATGCAGACAGGGTTGATAGTGATTTGACTACAAAAGGCGAAAAACTTAATTTACCCCCATTCATGCGAGCCAATGAAAGTAAACCCTAATTTTACCTACCTTTATGATAAAATAGAAACAGACCGAGTAATATTATTACAAGGTGGTACAAGGTCGGGCAAAACATATTCAACTATTTTATTTATTATAGACTATTGCTTGCAATATACAGGCATGGAGATAGACATTTGCCGAGATACATTCACGGCATTAAAGGCAACGGCATGGAAAGATTTTAAAGACGTGCTAATTAGTTGCAACTTATACAACGAAGCCTACCACAACAAAACAGACCACACATATACATTAAACGGCAATACTATAAGTTATTACGGAGCAGACACTCCCGATAAAATACATGGTAGAAGTAGAGATATACTTTGGATTAACGAAGCACATCAGTTCCCAAGTGAAACCATAGACCAACTTTTTCCAAGAACACGATATAAAATAATAGCAGACTATAATCCTGCATTAGGTTTAGACCATTGGCTTGACCCCTACATAGATAAATATGGAGTATGTATAACTACTTATAAGGACAACCCACATCTTACACAGGCACAGATTGAAGATATTGAAAGCAGAAAAGGAAATGAGTATTGGTGGCAGGTGTATGGTTCAGGTCAAAGGGCAAATCGTGAGGGTGCAATATTTACGAATTGGGCAATAGGTGAATTTGATAACAGCCTACCTTATTGTTACGGTCAAGATTATGGTTTTGCGATTGACCCCACTACATTGGTTAAGGTGGCAGTAGATAAAAAGAATAAAAAGATATACGTTGATGAATGCTTCTACAATAAAAATCAATTAGGAACTGATACCATCTTTGAACTAAATAAAGCGCACATACAAAAGCCAAGTGATTTAATAATAGCCGATAGTGCTGAACCACGATTGATTGACGAATTAAGGCGTAAAGGCTTGAATATTCGAGGTGCTATCAAAGGTCAGGGCAGCGTAACGGCAGGTATAACTCAAATGCAAGACTATCAGATTGTGGTTACCGAGCGTTCAACCAATACCCGAAAAGAACTATCTAATTATTGTTGGAACGATAAAAAGGCAGGCATACCGATTGATGACTATAATCACACGATTGACCCGATACGCTATACCCTAAAAGAATTAACACAAACTGCATTATCTTTGCCTAAACACTTTGCAAACCGATGATAACAGTTAAGACACCTGCAAACACATACGAAGTGCCAACTAACTTTGACGAGTTGACTTGGAAACAATTTGTTGCTTTAGTCAACCATGCAGACCGTAATATCATTGAACGATTAAAGGTTGCCACAGGCATAAGTGAAGATGAACTTTTAGATATGTCTATAAACGATTTTAAGACCATTTGTGAAGCGGTAGTTTATACAGATATTCTATTTGTCGCAGAAGCATACGGAGGTATAGAGATTGATTTAAACATAGGTAAAGAAAGTTACGGCAAATTAGAAAAAGCAAGGCAGGCAATTATTCAAAGTGGCAATTGGGTAAAAGCAGCGCAACAAGTTGGTTTAGTTTATTTGAATGAAGATATAAACGATTATCAATTGCCTTTAGCAATGGCAAAGATTAAGACCGTTTTTGAATTATTAAATGAGTTCTTGACTAAATTCAAGAAACTATACGAAGGCGAAACCGAAGCCGAAGAAGAAATAGCAGGCGTTGAAGTGTTTAGAAAGTTTGGCAGTTTTCCAACGATTGACAGATTGGCTATTGTTTACGGCAAATCACATGATGAAGTTTTGGATATGCCAGCCGAAATAGTGATGACTAAGTTATTATACGATTTAGAGAAAGCGGAATACGATGAAAGGTTAATGAAAATAAAGACAGCTAAATGAGTTTCTTAGACACCATAGGGCAACAAGCGGTAGCAAGGTTAAAGAATAATATCTTGAATGTAACCTATAATGGTATTCAGCCTGCAAATAACACAGGCAAGTTAGCCGAAAGCATAAGATACGAAGCAACAGAAACAAGGGTAACGGTTTACGCTGAAAACTATGTGTATAATGTATCAGAGGGCAGGAAAGCAGGTAAATATCCGCCTTACAATCCAAACGATACAAGGTATGGAGTAAAGACTAAGGGCGTGAACAAGGGCAAGCCCCGTGGTACATTTCCTCAATTAGCCGATTGGGTTGAAACAAAATCGGGGGTAAAAAGTAGATTAGGCTTTGATGCAAAGACCGAAGCAGAAAAAGCAGGAACTGTTTTTGCAATAGCTAAAAAAATGGCAGAAGAAGGTAATTTAATACACCGTAAAGGCGGTAGTGATATGTTGAGCAGCGTAATAGATGAAGCGTTCACTAATGCAATAAAAAATGAAATAAGTGGTATATTAGTGCTTGAATTTAAAAGTATATTAAATGGCAACACTTAGCACATATTTAGACAATGTAGTTACACCGTTTGCGTGGAGTAGTTGCCACCAGCCTATCATTTATGAGGGCGAGCCACAGACACGAACAAACGTAATCATGCAGAATAATGCAGGTAGGTTGCAAGTTACTTTTAGTAGTGCTTTTAGTGTTACGTTGTCAGCGGGTGAATTATTATATATTGGCGATGGCGTGTACAAAGGTTTCCACACCATAAGAACAGTTAATACGAGTGTTCAAGTAGTATTGGAAACAACTTATCAAGTCAATGATATTTTACCAAGACCTATTAAGTATTGCCCTAAGTTAAACTTTGAATTATACTTAGGTTATGACATTGGTGAACAATACGCAACGGAGTTACCACTAACTAAGATAGCAGACTTAACGGCAGAAATCAATACAAGAACGATTAAGTATAAATGGGATGTATCAGGTTTTTTAAAATCAACATTTCAGATTAAGCCCCCAACCATAGGCGTTGACTTTAATTTATTCAACCGTTTTAGATTATACTTTCAAGACCAAGAACTTGAAAGCTATCAGGTAGCCAATGCAGCGATTGAGCAAGACTATTTTAATCAAAACTTTGTCAATACCGATGCGTGGTTAAACAGTCAAGACGTTATACTTTTTACTTGCGGAAAAACGATTGCAAGTAAATTAGAAAATAACGTAATTGTAAACTATTTGACTACCGATAATGAAACCGAACCTGAATTTGAACCCACAGAATTTAATAATCAATTTAAAATAACGTTATGATAAAGACACGTTCAGAATTATTAGCCGAGATAGCAGCATTGCCCGACCCGATAACACGTACATCATTGACTGCTTTATTAACGAATATAGTAGATAGTGGCGCACAGCTAACCACAGGTATACCATACGGCAGGGAATTGTTATTTAAAGCCAATGGCAACACGAATAGAGAAGCTATACAAGACAATGACATTACTTTAGGCATGAGTGCTGAAGGGGTATTAGAAAATACTTTAAAATAATGGCAACATATAAAAATTACAGTATTTGCTTCGGTGATGTGGTACAGGAAACTTTACCCATTGCCAATCCTTTTGTAACTTACTACACAAATTTTATTAATGTACCATCATTTGTAGAATTAGAAGAAGATATATTGGCAGGTAATTACATAGGTTGGCAAATAAACGGCAATACCACAGGTCAATTTACGTTTTCATTTCAGGAGTTTATAGGCACAGGCTTTAAGAATTGGACTGTTAATATAAATATTGGTGCTTGTGGAACGGTAGTATATGAGAATTGTTGCGATAATCAATACAACATAGCATGGCTTAATCGAGAGGGCGGTTGGCAAAATTATATATTCACAGGTATAAAAACTTTTGAAATAAGACAAGGCGACACCACAACATTTAAAACATTTAGCAAAGTATTAAAGTATCAGTCAAAGACCAATGTTTACAATGGAGTAGTAGTAACCACAGGAAGCATACCGAAATCACACGTAGATTATTTGTCAAGTTTAAGAACGTCAATACAAGCGTATTTATACAATGAAGCAACCCAAGCATGGGATATAGAAATATTTATTGACACCGAAGATTTTGAAACGTACACATCACGCCAAAAAATATTTGATATTTCAATACCATTTATTTACGCAAAAGAATTAATAATACAATCACAGTAGATGCCGTTTGTAGAACTTTATATTGAAGACGTGTTGATGGATTTGCCTGAAGATATAAGCATACAGGTTGACTACGCTATTGCAGAGATTGGCAACTTTGAAACAAGGAACGGATTTAGAAGCGTGAACTTTGATTTACCAAGAACTGCCACTAATAAATTAGTTTTAGAAAATGCAGACATAATCAATAACCTAACTACCCGACCTTATAGACGTTTGAAGTGTAGGCTTTATGTAGATGGTATAGACCAGCTAATAAGATTTGCAGACATTGAAAGCGCACAAGATAATTTTAATATCAGGGTTTATGGTGGACTTACAGGCTTTTTTGAGTTGATTAAGAAAAAAAACATTACAGACTTATCATATTTACCTGCTTTAGCACACGAACAAAATTTAACAAACGTAATTGCAAGCCGTATCAATTCAACAGGCTACATCTATCCGTTAATTGATTTTCACGCTGATAGCCCGAACAATATCATAAATAATAACAATAACAACTTTGATATAAGATATTGCCTTCCATGTTTGTTTATAGACGATTTATTAAGGGAAATAGTAGGCGATGCAGGTTATAGTTTACAGAACAATATCAACCTTTTTGATATTCAGTATCAAAGCGCAAAATCATTATTTGTACCATCGTTTGAAAATCCACAATACTTTAATGCAAACTCTTCGACAGACATAGCAAACACACAAAGCAGTAATTTTTCAAACCCTTTATACTATGCTTCGCCTGTATTGCAAACTCGTGTAGGATTAGATATTAAAAACGAAGCAGGCACGTTTACAACTGATGGCGCATTTACCACATACCCTATTACATTTACAGACGTTATTTATTATTATGAAATACCTGTAAGCGGAAAATATACATTTACATTAAAGGGCAATGGCGCACAGACATTACCTGTGGCAGCGTTAATATTAAAAAAGAACGGAACTAACTTAGATGAAGTTGCAGGATTGCAATCTATGGTAGGTCCGCCAACGTGGGACGTAACAGTTCAATATACAGTCAATGCAGTAGCAGGTGAACAATATGTTGCTTTTTTTGCTTCACTAACTTTTTTTAATATAGCACAAGCCGATTTTAGTTACATGAGTAATGTACTAAACTTTAGACAAATACAAAGCGATTTTAAACAAGGTGACTTCATAAAACAATACCTTCAAATGTATTGTGCTATAATTCAAGTCAATGAGTTTACAAAGTTGGTACAGATAAATAAGTTTGATGATTTACTTAAAAATATTGGTTTAGCAATAGATTGGAGTGATAAAATTGATTATACCGATGAACCCGAAATAACGTATTCACTTGATGATTATGCACAAGTAAACACATTGACTTATACCGATGATGATAGTGTTATTAAGCCAGCAGGTACAGATGGTGAAATACTTATAGACGATGAAACCTTAGATGGCACAAATGAATTTATTGAGTTAAACTATGCAGCAACTGAGTTGGTAACAAGATTAGAGGGTTTACAAATACCAAACATAAAAATATGGACTACTGAGATAGAAGATAGTGTACCTGTAACTGAAATAACAGAAGAGGTTGAGCCAAGAATATTATTGCTTGAAAAGATAAGCGGAAACATAGACTATACCGATGGAACGACTACAACAAATGTAACCACTAATTTACCAATTACATGGTTTATAAGAAGCGATAAGACTTATAATTTAGGATTTAGCAATAGTTTAATACCAAGCTATTACAACACTTTACAAAAGGTTTTAGACCGAACTAAAATAGTAAACGTAAATGTAAGATTAACACCTTTAGATATTAATCAGTTAGATTTCTTAAAACCTGTTTACATTGACAAGTTTAATTCTTACTTTTATATTTCAAAGATAAGCGGTTTTGATAGCACGACAGTAGATAGCGTAGAAGTTGAATTAGTTAAATTAAAATAACATGGCAGAAGTAGTAGTATTTGATATAGATGCACAAGCAGCGATACAGAAACTTGCACAATTAAGGGCAGACACAAACGCTTTAAAAGAAGCACAAAAGCAATTAGCAGAAGAAGTAAAGGCAGGAAACAAAGAAGCCGCAACAAGCTATGAAGCCAATGCAGTTATATTAAAGAATTTAGCCAATGAACAAAGGGTATTAAGCAGACAAGTTGAGGGCTATGCAGAAGTACAAAAGAAAGCAACAGATACCACTAATTTTGCAAATAATTCTATACAGCAAAATAGAGATTTACTTAAGCAATTAACGGCTCAATACATAGGTTTAAAGAACCCACCAAAAGAAGCAACCGAGCAAATAAAAAAGCTATCTGAAACTTTAAAAACACAAGAGGCAGCAATAGGTGATACACGTAGAAATGTAGGTAACTATGCAGAGGCTTTAGGCGGTTTAGCAAATCGTATTCCCATTGTAGGTAAGGCTACCGATGCTTTAAATAGAATACAAAGTGCATCCCCAGTAGGTAGGTTAGTAGAAATATTTTTTGCATTAATAGATGCTTTAAAAGGCAATGCAGAAGTAATGGACACTATTACATTTGTTACAGCAGCAGTTAATAAGGCTTTAGGCGTTTTAGCAGATACAGCAGTAAATGTAGGTAAAAGAATAGTTGAAGTATTTACAAATCCAAAAAAAGTATTAGAAGATATTGCATTTGTATTGACTAACCCTATTGAAGCCTTTAAACGGTTGAGCAATGCAGTAGTAAGTACAGGTAAGGACATGCTAAATGCAGGGCAAGAAGGTTTTGAAGCAGCTAAATTATTAGATGAATTTACTATTACTATTGCCAAGACTAATGCAGCGATAAAAGAAAACGACATACAAGTACAGGCATTAACTAAATCTTTAAAAGACCGCACTAAGTCAGAAAAAGAAAGAATAGCAATTGCTAATCAAATAGCAGATTTAGAGATTAAAAATAGTGAGTTAGCTACTAAGTTAGCCGAAGATGAATTAAAAGCAGAAGAAACAAGATTGAAAGGCAGGAAGTTAGCAGCAGAAGATGAAGCTAAATTGATTGAATTACGAAGCGCAGTATTGCAAGCTAATTCAGAAAAGCAAATAGCCATAGCCCAAAGAACAACACGTATAAACATCTTATTACAAAAAGAAGAAGTAGCAGCAAACAAAGCAGCTAAAGAAGAATTGAAAAAAACAGAGTTTGATTTAATAAAATTTTATGAACAAGTAAGGAAAGAAGAATTAAAAAAGACACTTGACAATTTAAAAATAAATACTGAACAACAAGAGTTATTAGCTAAAGAGCAATATGCAAATGGAATATTAAATAAGCAACAATATGAAGCGGAATTGCAAAGAATACAATTTGAAAGTTTAGAAGCGCAAAAAGTTGCATTAGAAGATTATGGTGAAGAAACAACTGAAAAACAAATAGAATATGAAAATGCTGTTTTAGATGCAAAAATACAAGCTAATGAAAATTTATTAAATCAACAACAACAACAACAAGAATTATTACTACAAGCTGAACAGCAATTACAAGATGCAAGAATAGATAATGCAAAGGCTGCAATTGGTTTATTAAGTGAATTAGCAGGTCAAGATACAGTTTTAGCTAAATTAGCATTAGCAGCAGATAAATCATTGGCAATAGCAGAAATAATAATAAATACACAACGTGAAATATCAGCCAATTTAGCAGCTGGCGCAGCAAACCCATTAAATGCTATTGCACCAGGTACAGGTCAAGCAATAGCAGCAGCACAAAATATTAAAGCTAAAATAAGAGCAGGGATAGCAATAGCAACAATAGCAGCAACAACTATTGCAGATGTAGCACTACCTAAGAAAGCCGAAGGCGGTGAAATATCTATTGAAGGCAAATCACATTCACAAGGCGGTGAAATAGTAACAGTAGGGGGTAGGGCAGTAGCAGAAGTTGAAGGCGGTGAAGGCTTATACGTAATGAAGAAAAACGCCTATCAAAAAATAAAACAATTTAGTGCAATCAATGAAGCATTTGGTGGTAAGTCATGGCTTAAAGGTAGCAGTAAATATTTAGCAGATGGTGGTGCAATTAATACCACATTACCAATATTAGAAAGTAGGGGTAGGGTTAATTCACAAATAGAACAAAACAGATTATTGACTAAGGCAATTGAAAAAATACCTGCACCTGTATTATCAATAAAAGAATTTGAAAAAAGACAAGCGATAAAAGATAAATCAGTTAGAATATCAGAACTGTAATTACTTTTTCTTTACTTCTAAATTTCTATTGTAGGTTATTTCACGCAAGCCCTTTACTACTAAGTATTTCAAGGCTTCACTTTCTCTCATGTTTTCATCATGCATGAAGAACCTAAACTTACTTAACAAATCACCTTTTAATGTAGTCTTTACTTGTTTCTTATAGGGTGTATTCATTTGCAGGGCTAATTTAGCCCAAATATACATACTTGCTTTGAAATGTAACAATATTTGTTACATGATTTTGAAAGTAAACATAGATGGGTATATTGATAAATACGGTGGCTTTGGCTTAAACACGCTAAAGAATATCGTAGAAGCCAATCCTGATGCTACTGAAATAGAATTATTTATCAATTCAGAAGGTGGTGATGTGATTGAGGGCTTTGCAATCCATGACTACATACAATCATTATCTATTCCTGTAAGTGTTACCATTGAGGGCTTATGTGCTTCTATTGCTACCGTAATAGCTTTAGCGGTTGATAAGAAAAAAAGAAAGATATACAGCAATGCAAAAATCATGGTTCACAATCCTTATTGGACACCAAGCGCACCAATAGGAATGGAAAGCGAAGAACTAAGCGCACTTGCAAACGAATTAGAAGCTACTGAAAATCAGTTAGCAAATTTCTATTCTCAAAAGTTAGGCATTGCAATAGATGAAGTAAAAGCTATGATGAAAAGTGAAACATGGTTAACAGCATCAAAGGCATTAGAGATAGGGTTCGTTGATAGCATAGTAAATGCAAGTATAGCATCAAGAACACCATTACCAATCAAGGCACAAATCAATTTAAATATGCAAAAAGAATTTACAGCAGAACAAAAAACATGGTTAGAAGCCAAGCTATCAACCATTGAGAACTCATTTAAGAGTTTATTCAAATCCAAGTTTAAAAACATGGTAGTTAAGTTGCAAGATGGCAACGAAGTATTTGTAGAAACCGAAGATGGCGACCTTATGGGCAAAAAGGTTTTTTTAATGGATAACGGCAACATGACCGAAACTCTTGCACCCGATGGCGAACACGTAACTGAAGATGGCAGAACCATTGTAGTTGCAGGCGGTATAGTAACCGAAGTAAAAGAAGCCGAAGATGTTGAAGCTATGAAAAAAGACTTAGAAAAAACTAAGGCTTTAAACGCTGAGTTAGAAAATCAGGTAGCAGACGTTACAGCACAATTAGAAGAAGTAAAAACCGAATTTACCAACGCAATGAATGAATTTAAAACATTTAAAGCAAGTGTATTAAACGGTAAAATAGAAGCATCACAAGACTTCCCTAAAAACACACCAAAAGAAAATAAATCATTAATTGAACAAGCATTAGAAATCAGAAATAAAAAGTAAACAAAATGGCAAACGTAATCACATCCGTAGCGGTTCAGGCTAAACCCGAATTTCAATTATTCATAAAGCCTTTATTAGATGACCCTAAAATTAATCAATTGCCTTTCGACTTAATAGTCGGAAAGTATCAAGGACAGGAGTTGTATTTCAACACCCAGCTTGATAAAATTACTTCTAAGAAAGTTAGTTGCGGTTGGACTTTTAGTGGCAACAGTTCATTCACAAAGAAAACTATCACTCCCGTAGAAGTGCAAGCAAGCGTAGAAGCGTGCTATGATGTTTTGAAAGAAACAATCTTTGCAAACGGTTTGGCTGATGGTTGGAAGCGTGGCGAATTATCACCAGAGATTTTGAACTTCTTATCAGAGCAAAGGGCTTATGCTTTTAATCGTGATATGTTATCATTCTTATTTTTAGGTGATACAGTTTCAGCTACTCCTTACTATACCGTTTTAGATGGTATTTACAAGAAATTAAAAGCAGGTGCAAACGCTGCCGATGGTACAGTAAATGCAGGTGCGGTAACAGCAACTGACTTAAACGCTACCAATTTCTTAAACACCATGAGAAATATTTTTAATTCTCAATCACGTTTCTTGAAACAAGTATCAAACGAAGGTAAAGTATGGTTAATTACTGAAGAAGTTTATGATGCTTACATTAATTACTTGTATGCTTCAACACAAACCAACGCAGGTATTATACAAAGAGAAAGCATAGTAGATGGTTTAAGTGCTAATTCATTGTTCGGTATTCCAATTGTAGTAGCTAAAATCGTAGATGAAAGATTAGCTGCTGACTTCACGAACAGTTCAGGAGTTATCAACCCTTACAGAATAGTATTAACCACAGGTTCAAACCACAAAGTATTATTAGATGCTAACGGTTTCATGGATGAGTTGGCATGGTATGAGAAAAAAGACGATACCTACTACTTAGCAGGTTCTGCTTTATTAGCATACGAATATGGTTATGGTGAATTGAACGTAATCGCAGGGTTCTAATTAAATAACAAGGGGGTGTAACAGCCCCCACAAATTTTATAACAATGAGTAATTGCGTAGAAATATTACAGGGCATAGACCCTAATTGCGATGCACTTAATAAAGTAGGCGGTATTAATAAAAGAGTTTGGATAGGGCAACTATCACAACTAAGTGGATATACTACTGATGGCAGCGGATATATCAATACCGTAACATTGGCTACCATTGCAAGCATAGCACAAACATTAAAGAAGTTTATTGGTAAAAAATTTAAACACGCTGCAACATTTGAAGGTGTAATCGGTGAAAACGTAAACACCGTTAATCAATCTTTAGCGTTAAGCCTTTATTATTCAACACCTGCTGAAAGAGAAGCAATAGAAGCGTTATTTAATGCAGACGATGTATTTGCTTTTGTAGAGGGTAATTACGGTGGTATTGAAGTATATGGCATTGACTTAGGATTAAATGCTTCAGCGTTAACAGGTGGCTTACAAACACTTTTAAATGACAATACAGCCGTTATCATTACTTTGTCAGGCGAACAAATGACAATGCCTAAACAATTTAAGACAGGCACATTAGCACAGGACATAGCCTACTTAGATGGCATAAGTGCATAAGTAAAAAATAATTTGTAATTTTAAAGCGCAATCATAAAATGGTTGCGCTTTTTTTATGTCAGATAAAGAACGTGCAGAAAAGGCTTATGAAATAGTACAGGATAAAGGCATGATGGAGTTGAAATTTGCACAGCTAAACAATGCCTATTACGTTATTTATGGCGAATACCTAAAGCGTTCTTGCTTGAATACTATTAGAATGGCATACACTCAAATACACAAATTTATAAAAGCACATAAATAATGGATTTACTCTCACAAATTGCAACAAAATACGATACTGATAAAGGTTTACAACATCATGGATATACAGTAACCTATGATAAATTATTTAATCATTTAAGGCATGATGTCAAAACATTCTTAGAAGTTGGCATAGGTGGCTATGAGTTCCCAGATAGGGGTGGTGGCAGTCTTAAAATGTGGGAAGAATATTTTACAAATGCTGAAATACATGGCATTGATTTGTATGATAAGTCAAAGTTAGATGCAAATAGAATTACAACATGGCAAGGTAGCCAAGACGATGGCACATTTATTAACGAAGTAATTAGTAAAATAGGGCAACCCAATATAATTATTGACGATGCAAGTCATATAAATGCTTTGACTATTCAAACGTTTAAATTATTATTTCCGCATTTAAAAAGTGGTGGTATTTATGTAGTTGAAGATGTACATACAAATTATTGGGCAGAACATTACGGAGGTAGTCAAGAAATTAAAGATAGAGATTACCCAACTGTAATGAATTTCTTTTTAGACTTAGCACATGATGTAAACAGGGATTGGATTGTAGGTTATGAAAGTTTGTATCAGTTTAAATCTATTCAGTTTGTAAAATCATTAATCATAATACATAAATGATAACATTTAGCAAGTTAGGCAAACATGGCAACTTAGGTAATCAGTTGTTTCAGATTGCTTCATTAATGGGTATAGCAGAAAAAACACTACATAAAGCAGTTATACCACAATGGCAATATAGGCAATACTTTGAAGGCTTACCCGATGAAATGAATACAACAGGAAAATTAATTAATGAGGTTAATTTTCATTATGACCTCAATCAGTTTAACGAATTAGTAAAAGAGGGTAATTTTGACATATTGGGGTGGTTGCAAAGTGAAAAGTATTGGAATGATGCAACTATATTTAAACTAAAAGATTGTGAAAAATTAGAAACGCCTACAATCGGTTTAAGTGTACGCAGGGGTGATTATGTTGACAACCCTAACTATGTACTACTACAAATCAATTACTACTTAAATGGCTTATTACAATTCAATTTATCTGAATTTAACATCATTGTATTTTCAGACGATATAGAATACTGCAAAATACATTTTAGCTGCCTTAATAACGTGCAATTTGCACAAGGCAACGCAATACAACAGCTTACTTTAATGAGTAAATGTCATGGGTTTGTAATTTCTAATTCAACCTTTAGTTGGTGGGGGGCTTATTTAGGTGAAGGAACTACTGTAAGACCTAACTGCTTATTTGATGGTGAATTATTTAGAACGTCAAATAGTAAAGACTTTTACCCCGAAAAATGGCTAATACAAGAGTATGATAAAAAAATAGACTTGCAAGATGTTACGTTTATTATACCTGTAAAATACGACCACCCACACCGAGAAGAAAATTTATTACTAAACATATTGCATTTGCAAAAGTATTTTGATACCAATATTATAGTGGGTGAAATCGGAAATCATTTTGAATGGTTAAGCAGTCATGTTAATTACGTCAACTTTGATTTGCCAAAGTTTCACAGAACTAAGATGTTAAACGAAATGACTTTATTAACTGATACTCCAATAGTATTTAATTGGGATGCCGATATATTTATTTCACCTGTACAGATATGGCAGGCAGTTGATATGCTAAGAAGTGGTACTGATTTTGTTTACCCTTACGATGGCAGGTTTGCACGAGTACCACGAAGCGAAAGAAAAACCATTGCTAAATACTTAGATGTTGGAATGCTTAAAGGAAAATATTAGGGTATGGATGGATTTATAAGTGTGGGCGGTGCAATCGGATATTTAAAGAAATCATTTATCAATGCAGGCGGTGAAAATGAAAATTTTATAAGTTATGGGGCAGAAGATTTAGAGCGCAATTATAGATTTAAGACTTTAGGCTATGAAGTGGAAAGAGTTAAAGGTGCTTTGTATCACCTTGACCATGCCATTACTTTAGACAGTTCGAATAAACACGAAGATTTTGAAGCCAATAAAAAAGAATATGAGAAAGTAAGTAAAATGAATAAGGCTGAATTAGCCGACTATGTGGCAACGTGGCAACTAAAAACAGATAAAGAATTGAATAGAAAAAATTTAGTACCTTTAAATATTAAATTAAATAGCACAATGAAAATAACATTAAATAAAAAGTTTTACGGAAATACAGCAGTATTGCAAGGCGTGAATATTAAGTTAGATGCAAACACGCCACAACATCATTTAGAAATATTGGCAGATAAAATGCCACATCTTGTAAATGTGGAATACGATGTTGAAGTAAAAAAAAAGCAAGAACTTTTGTGCGACAATTTCCAACAGCCTATTACATCAACCTTGACCGAGCCACCGAAAGAAGAAATAGTTTTGAACGAAGTATCGCAACCACAGCCATCAAAGCCGAAAGGCAGGAAGCCAAAGATGGCAAAGTAATAGCTGGTAATCAATTCTTAAACCCTTTTGAATTGGGCTGTGTATTTTCACATATAGAAGTTCTTGAAAAAGCCAAAGCACAACAATTACCATACGTGTTAATATTTGAAGACGATGTTACTTTTCCTTTAGATTTTGACTTTAGGTTTCAGCAATGTTTAAATGATTTACCCGAAGATTGGGATTTATTCTATTTATCTGGAACGCCTAAAAACACACCACAAAGAGTTACAAATAACGTCTGTAAAGTTGGCGGAATGTGGGGTACATTTGGCTACATGATTAGAGAAAGCGTTTACGATTTTATTTTAATGGAGTGGAAACGACAAAGGTTAACAGCCGATAGTGCATTGATTAAAATTTCGGGGCTTTTAAATGTATATTGTGCAAAAAATAAACTAATTTCACACCAAAGCGGATATAGTTATATTGCTCAAAAAGAAAGACAAGTACAATGGCTGGAATAAAAGGTAAAGTTTACAAATTTTTCAACAGAATAGTTGAAGTCTTAGACACTAAATCAACTAAGAAATGGATATTATATGGATATGATAATCTATTTCCTAACAAGCTATTAAGATATATTAATGAAAGCGGAACTGCAAAGACGTGTACGGACAAAATAGCAGAATACATAGAAGCCGATGGATTTGTAGATGATACCACAAGTGCATACAAATTTAATGCAGACCAAAAAGGCGATGACTTTCTAACTGATATAGCGCAACAAGTATCAATATTTGGTGGCTTTGCATTGCTTGTAAAAAGAAACGCTTTTAATGAAGTAAAACAAGCCGAAGTGTTAAGCCTTGATAAGATAAGAAAGGACAAAGAAGAAAAAAAACTATGGTACAACAAGAATGTAGGAACGGTACAGTATAAGGAAAACGAATGGTATGAGTACCCATTATACAACCCTAATGCAGTTAATGTATTTCAAACATATCCACAGGGTGAGATAGCATATTTTTATAAAAAATCAGCAGACAACCCACACTACCCGATACCAAGTTATTATGCAGGTATTGAAGATGTAATCAGTAGTGCAGAAATAAGTAAAATGGATTTGGAGTTGGCATTAAATGGATTTATGCCGAGTTCATTAATTACTTTTATCGGAAACCCTAATCAAGAAATACCAGATAGTCATGGCAAAACAGTTGATGACTACTGCGATGAAATTTTAGAAAGTTTTACAGGTGGCATTAAAGACAGAGATGGTTTAAGTGGCAGGTTTAGCTTGTTGAAATTATGGGCTTCAACAAAAGAAGAAGTGCCTGTTTTACAATCATTTGATGCCAAAGGAATATTAGAAGCAAGTAACGCCAAGCGTGAAATAATCAATCGTGAAGTATGCAGGCTTTTTAAAGTGCCACCTGTATTAGTAGGATTTAGTGAAGCTACAATATTAGGTAATCAATTAGCTTTAGCCAACTCTCAAAAGGTTTTGATTGATACAGTAAACCCGATGCAAAGATTTATTACAGATAGCTTAAAAACTGTTTTTCCTGCAATGGACTTTACAATAAGTCAAAAACAACCTGTTGCAGTAGCTGATGCAGCGTTATTAAATACCTTAACAGAAGATGAAAAACGCAATATCTTCTGGGGCTTAGAGCCGATAGTAAGACAAGTGCCAAGTGAAGGGGATAAAATTCTTGAAATACTAAACAATCTTTCACCTTTATTGGCTACTAAGGTAATTGATTTGATACCTAAAGAAAAACTATTACCTGCATTAGGCATAGTGTCAGATAGCGAACTTCAAAAAACACAACAAAATGTTAATCAATAAATCAGATTTAAAAACATACGTACAGTTTAGCGATAATATCGAAGATAGGTTGATTGACTTTCATATTAAGTTAGTGCAAGAAACTATTATAGAGCCGTTATTAGACCCTATTATGTTTGCTAATTTAGAACAAGTAGTTAGCAATCCATCAAACACCTATCCTGAATTAGCGGAACTATTTGAAGATTATATAAAGGCATGGATTTGTAACAAGACAATCTATTCATTCTATTCACAGCATGGCATAAATGTTACTCAATATGGAATTAGAGTAATGAATGAAGATACAAGCCAGCCTATTGCTCCAGAAGATAGGGCTATGTTATTACAAACCGTTAAGAATAACGCCAATGCTTATTGGTTAAGACTTGATAAAAAAATGTCAGATGATAACTATACCTATGATGGCATTACTTACAACAATGACAACTGCAATAACAATAAAGGCGTGAACGTGGGTATGAAAAGAGTATCAAGGGTAGGTAAAAGATTTAACCCATTTAACGATAACAGCGAAAATTATAAATATCTATGACATATCAAGACGTTGTAAATATTATACGTGATGCCGCTAACTTTGTAAACCCTAATGGCTACTTTGTACATGGCAGAAAAAGCGATGGTAGTTTAGACTACAATCAATCAACGCCACATATTATATTATTAGAACCACAGCCAAACACTTCAATAAATAACAATAGCTTTTTTGAAACCACTATTTTCCCGATAATCTTTGTAACACAAGATAGCCCCGAAAGCACTAATGTAGAAAGGGAAAACTTGAAACAAGAAATGTATCTGTTGTCAAGAAAATTATTATCAAAGATTGATGAACAGCCATTACTTCAACAAGTACAATATACAGGAGGGCAGCCCGAAATAAGACAATTAAGTGGAACTTTAACAGGCTTTAGTTATTCATTACAAGTTAGTTATCCTTTAAGCGAGTGTAGCTTAGATTTAGATTTGCCACCGACAATAAAACTATTTGCAACACAAACAAGCGTAAATGCAGGTAGCACAATTCAAATAGGTTGGATCGCTGAAAACGTAAACACCGTTAACATTACACCATTTGGAGTATTGCAGGGGCAGTTTGGCTTTGTAAATACAGTAGTAAATGCCGAAACTACTTATGTAGGTACAGCAACCAATTCAGCAGGAACGGCAACAGATAGCATTACCATAGAAATAGCAGGGGTATGCGATGATGCAACGGCAGTCATTAAGGATAGTTTAGGCAATGTATTAAAAACCGAAAACATACCAAGCGGAACAAGTGAAGACATTACGATTAACAATAGTGTAGCAATAATAAAAGACACGGCAGGTAACGTTCTTTTAACCGAGCAAATTTTAGCAGAAGAAACCGAAGATATACAAGTAGGCAATACTACGGTTCAGCTAAGAGATAGTGACGGTAATAACATAGGTGGAGTAAATAGTTACTTAGCACAAAGTAACAATAATTTAAGCGCACCCGATGGAACGGTAACGGTAAGAAATACCACACCTACAACATTGGCTACCCAAGCGGTTAGAAGTAACGGAACTGCAACAGTTACTTTGAATGATATTACGTTGACTATAAACGACCAAAACGGTAACAATTTATCAACTTCAAGCGAAAAGGCAGGGGTTAATATTACTAAGGTAGTAAATGTAAATACTGCTTTAGCCTTAACCATTGCAGCATCTACTACTACACCTGTAACAAATCAATCAATCAATTTTACAGGCGGTTGCACTAATGGAACACCTACTAATTGGCGTTGGGACTTTGGCGATGGCACTTCATCAACATCGCAAAACCCAAGTAAGGCTTATAGATATGCAGGGACATATACGGTTGTATTAAGCGCAACTGATGGCACGAATGATGGCTATGTAGTATTCGCTTCATCTATTACTGTTACTTTACAAACATTGTTTTCAACTAATTTACAACAATATAATGAAGCTGGAATAGGCGCAACCCCAAGCAACATGACTTTAGTTAGTGGGGCAATATCGCAATGGAATGATAGTAGTAGCAACGGATTTAATTTAACACAAGGAACGGCAACAAATAGACCCACATATTTATTTCCTGCAATAATAGCCAATGGAATAAGTTATGGTGCAGCAGCCTTAGATGGCACAAATGACTTATTGCAAAACACATCAGCAGGATTTACGAGGGCAACAGGTAGTTTTGAAATTTTATTTTTTAGAAAAAAAAGATTAAACACAACAGAAGTATATACGGAGGCAACAACAAGCAATTTTTATGAAACATTTTCTTTAGGAAATAATTCTAACATTGGGCTTTTTAATGGTAGTCTATCAACAAACAGTTTAGGGTTTCCAATTAACGAATATTTTATACTTCAGGTGCATTGGAATGGTGCAAGTTCATACGTTCAAATAAACGAATTAAGCAGATATACTATACCTAATAACATAGGCACTAATTCAAGTGTAGGGTCAACAATAGGGGCAACATTTGCAGGTTCATCTAATTCATTAATTGATGTCGTTGAACACTATGTTTATAGTTCCAAACCAAGCGATACCGACATCACAACTATTATCAACCGTTTAAAATCAAAGTTTGGGTTATGGTAGCAGGATTATTATTTGATAGCATAGAAGACTTTAATGTAGTTAATGACAGAGTAACGGTAGCAGCTAAACAGGTTTACGAATTAGATAATTATTCGTTACCAGTAGAAGTCAATGGAAAATACTTCATGCAAGTCGTTATGGGTTATGAGCAATTCTTTACCGAAGAAGAACTTAATAGTTTAGTTGATTACTTTGAAATAAAAAACGCCTGATATTTCACAACAGCAGGCGATTAACTAAAACCTAAAATCAACAATTATGAATAAACTTGTGTAAGGCAAAGATAAATAAAAAACCCCACATTATCACAACGTAGGGTTTTAACTAAAAACAAAATCCATGAAACATGAAAGGAACAAAAATAATGATAAATAGTTAAATAAGATTAGTATGAGAAAGCATCAAAGTACATTCCTTTACAACGTAGCCAAACTTATTGTTTACGCCTACGATGTGTTAAAATTAGAATTAACAGGTGGTGAATTATATCGCACACAAGACCAACAAAACTTGTACATAAGACAGGGCAAAAGCAGGGCGAGTAGAAGTTTGCACCAAGATAGACTTGCAATTGATTTAAACCTTTTTAAAGACACGAATAATGACGGTGTAAAAGACTATGTAACTGATACAGCAAGTTACAAAGCATTGGGTGATTATTGGGTAAGTTTGCACCCTATGAATAGGTGGGGCGGTGATTGGGACAAAGATGGTGATTTCAAAGATGAAAGATTTTTAGATGGAAACCATTTTGAAATGAAAATAAACTAAATTTGCAAAAAAAGAAAAATGAAAAAAGTATTATTAGCACTATTTATTTTGATTGGTTTGAGTGTAAACGCTCAATTCATAAACACAGGTGGCGAAACATTTAGAAGCATTTATGAGTTCAAATTTGATAGACGTTATCAACCCGACACGTCTATAAACGTAATGATAAGGGGTAGAGATACCACAGGAGTAGGTTTTTTGTTGCTTAACGCAAGAGATACTACTTCAATGTTTCAGATTAGAGATACAGCGTTTCTTTCTACCACAGCAAGGGCGTGGAAATTCAAGCCTGAATTGCCTTTTAAATTAAGCAATTCTATTCCTACTAATAGTATTTTATATAAAGATACAAGCGGGTTTATAAACTCAACAGATTATAAATATTTAGAATTTACAAATAATAAACTACTTGCAATATTTGATAGCTCTAATAATTATTTCACAGGACTTGTTTCAAATGAACGAGAAACAAGATTATATAGGCAAACTCCTGACAGCACTACATTTGTACAAATAAATGGCGATGGTATAAAATTTGAGTATGCATTTGATAGTGCAGGATTTCTTAAAACTAAATATTTATTTCCCTTAGACACAGGAAGTATAGGGCAATCATTAGTTGTTGCCACAAATGACGGCAATGGCAACACTACTTTAGAATGGGCAAACCAAATACTAAAAGCAAGCGCAACACTTAATTTTGGAAGTATTGGTGCACATGCTTATGAAGATTTAACAGTAACGGTAACTGGCGCAAGCGATGGTGATGTAGTAAGCATAGGTGTACCAAATGCAGCAGCAGTAGCAGACGCTTCATATTTTGCATGGGTAAGTGCAGCCGATACCATTACAATAAGATGTTTTAATATAGATGGTGGCACTATTAACCCACCAAGTGCATTATTTAAAGTAAAAGTATTTAAAGATTAGTATATGGAGAAATTAACAAGTTTTTTAAAAGCCTTTCCAAAGTCATTGACAAGAACAATATTAGCCTTTATATGGACTTTCGCAGCAATAGGGTACGTTTATTTAATTACTGTTAAACAAATACCCGAAAGCAACATCAGAATAGTTGATACCGTTTTAGGCTTTATATTGGGAACAATAGTGGCAACTATTATAAATTATTTCTTTGGCTCAAGTCAAGGTTCAGCAGAAAAAAACGAACTTTTAAAAAATAAAGAATGAAAGACCTATTCACTACTTTAGGCATAGATGTAACTGTGTTATGCCTTGTTATATTTGGCGACATCGAAGCCCTATTTAAAATTATTTTATTAGCAGTAACTATTGTTTACACATTGTTTAAACTTCTAAACGAATACAAAAAGTATGAGAATTCAAAAAATGAACATTAGACCTATTATAGAGTTGTGGCTATTAGTTGGATTAATAATGGCTTTGTCAAGTTGTAGTGTTTCTAAAAGAATTAAGAAGTGTGAAAAGTTTTGTGTACAAATTACTGACACCATAACCCAAACCAATACCGAAACCGTTGAATTAACGGAATACGTTGATGTACCTTATTACATACCTGCTGACACCTCAGCATTTCTAAAGGCATTGATAGAGTGCGACAGCAATTATAAGGCACAAATAAAAATACTCGAAAACAAAAAAGGCAATAGAAGCGTTTTAAAGCCATCAATTAATAAAAACGTACTTACTGTTACTTGCAAGGCAGATAGTTTAACAGGCGTTGTCAAAGCCTTAAATAAGACCATTCAAAGACAAACGAATAAAATACAGACATTATCACGTCCTTGTCCCGATTTATCACTTACTAAATGGCAAAGGCTCAAAATAGATTGGGGTGGGTATTGGCTGCTTTTAATCGTTGTTTACGTAGTTTATAGGCTTGCAAAAGCATATTACCGAGTAAATACTCCTATGGGGTTGTTACTGGCTGTTAAAAGGCGGTTAACCTAAATAAATTCAATTGTTGCCATAATGTTTTTACAAAAAAGACAAAAAGCAGAAACAGAAGCTAAGATGAAAAAAAATAATGTCATGTTGTTTTATTTTAATTTGTTAATTGTTAAGCAAGTTTTAGTAATGTGAAAGACTAACAAGATTATAATTAGCCAAATCTTCTTTTTGTTGTGTTAAATATTCTTCTTTCTCTAAATCCGACATTCTATTAAAATATTCTTTTTTCATTTTTTCATCTGGTGTTTCCTCGCATAAAAAACACTTACCTTTGGTGTAATAAGATTCAGGAATATATTTTATACCACAAGCACACACAGTACTTTGTTGCTGTATTAAATAGTTGCTGGTTTTTTGTTTTTGTTTTTTCAATTTACCTTTATTTATTAACTGTTAAACCATATTTTACAAAAAGCCTTTCTGCTACTTCTTTTTTTACTCGAATTACTGAATAATAATCTTCTGGCAGTCCTATTGTGTCAATGCCAAACTCCCAATGTTCAATATCATTATCAAATACTTTGGGTCTAAAGATAATAGTTATGAGTCTGTTTTTCTTGTCTTTGATAAATTCAAAATACTCAATAATAGGCTTGTCTATGTGTTGTCTATTAAAACCTTTATCCTTGCTAAATATTTGACAACTATGCGAATAGCTATTAAGCAAAGCATCTTTAAAAATTGCCCTTATTTGTTTGTCTGATAGTAAACGTGTTTGTACTTGCATTTTTTTATTTTTTAATAGTTACGCAAAACTACAAATAAATTTTGAAAAAGCAAAACCTAAAGAAATTATTTTTTGATTTCACAAAACTTTATTATTTTTGCAGTCATGGAAACAATAGATTTAAAACTATACGAATTAAGAACAAGTGTAAAAGAAAAAATAGACACGGTTGAGTGCAAGAAAATTGCTCAATTAACAGGCATAAGCTGGCAGACTATCTATCACAAATTTAGGAACAATAGCCCTACAATTATGGATTACAATATTCTTAATACCTTATCTCATATCTTAGGTATGAGTATTAATGAACTGATACAGGAAAAGAAATAAATTTTGCAGTCTAATTATTATTGATTAGATTTGCGTTGAAAATAGCTATGTATTAGGTAGAAGATAATACAATAGTATCTATAACAACTTTTACAGCCTTATTAAGTTTTTGACGGTGCTTCTACCACCCGATAAAATTTGGTAGGGCTTTTTTAATTTATGCCTAAACAAATACAGTTTACAGATTTGCATGGTGCAATTTTGGTATTAAAAAGGAATGAAGATAATACCATAAGAATAACAGTAGCTGAAACAGCACAAGATTTAATTGATAACAATTTTACTTTTTTTGACTTAGAAATTGAAGACTTAGAAAATTTAGTTTACATGCTAAGAATATTAAAAAAGGAAATTGATATTAATATTAACGGTTCAAATAGAATTGCTCCACCTATAAACGATGATGATTTTTGATATGAAAGACCCAGCATTTTTATTCTATAGCAAGGACTTCTATGAAGCCACAAGAACAATGTTGCCTAAAGAAAGGGCTTGTTATATTGACTTATTAATTTACCAGCATCAACACGAATTTATACCTAATGATTTAGAACGAATATTGCTTTATTGTAGTGGCATAGATGAAGCTACCCTTAAAGCAGTGCTACAAGCTAAGTTTAAGCTATGCGATAAGGGTTACTATAACCAAAGGTTAAGCAATGTTGTGCAGCAAAGAAAGGAATTTAGTGAAAAACAGTCTGATAACGGTTCAGTAGGGCAATTCTTTAAAAAGGCTAAAAGTGCTTTAAAAGCTAAAGATTACAACGAATTAAAAGACTTTATCTATAATGTTTATGGCAAAGAAAATCTTTTAATACAAATAAGAAATACAGAAAATAGTGAAGCATTGCTTGAAGCTATGCTACAAGCTAAGCTAAAGCATTTAGTAATTGTAAATGAAAATGCAATTGTAAATGATATAAAAGTAGAAGAACCAAAAGAAGTTCATTTTTTACAAAAGTTTATAAACGAAAAACTTAAAAACGTAAAAAAGATACCCGACCAACTAACATTTGAGCAATGTGAAAAATTAATAAAGGCTTATGGTGGTGAAAAGGTAAAAGAAACATTGCTTTCACTTGAAAACTACCGAGATATAAAAAAATACACCAGCCTATACATTACCTTGCTGAAATGGTGTAAGCCAAAAGAAAATAAAAATCTATTTGAAAACCATCCATCATACAAACCTTATGAAAGCAATAAATAATAACATGACAAAAGAATTAAGATTGCCTTTAAAAACCCAATGGTTTGAAATGACTAAAGCAGGAATAAAAAAAGAGGACTATCGTGAAATCACGACATATTGGTGTAGTAGGCTTTGCAAACATTGGTTTCCATCAGGCTCTGAAAATCCGCTTGATTGGCTTATAAAATATAAAACATTTACTGAAAATGTAATGACATTAGGCTATCCGAAATCAACTGACACATCAAGAATAATTAAACTCGAACACAAAGGCATAGAAATTGGCTATGGCAAAGAAGAATGGGGAGCAGAACCAAATAAGCTATATTTCATAATCAAACACGGAAACATTATTAATCAATAAAAACAAAAACATGAATAGAGAGATTAAATTTAGAGCTTTTGATGATGGTGTAATGATTTACAGCCATAACAACGAAATTAACACCGATTATTTTCAATTATCATGGTTTTTTAACAAAATACGTGAAGATGCAATAGTAATGCAATTCACAGGCTTAACCGATAAAAACGGAAAGGAAATTTACTCAAAAGACTATGTGAAACAAGGTAGTGATTATTATAGAATAGAAATGTGTGTAGGAGGCTTTGAGTGTATTGAATTAAAGTTGCTTAAAAAAGGTGGTTATATAGAGGGCAGTACTTATAGTTTTGCAGTTCTTTCTGGCAGATATTGCGAAGTAATAGGCAACGTATTTGAAGATAAAAATTTGTTTCAATAACCTTAAAACATAAACCTATGACAATAGAACAAGCAAAAGCAAAAGCAAAGGAATTAGTAGATATGTTTATTCCGCACGTCCGCATGAAAATGGGGCAAGAAGATTATTTGGATAGGGCAAAACAATGTGCAAAAATAGCAGTTGACGAAATAATCAAATCTAATCCTATTGTGCCTTTACAATTTATGTTAGAAAGTGAGGCATTAGATGCAGCAAACAAATACTGGCAGCAAGTAAAAACAGAAATTGAAAACCTATGACAATACAAAGCATCTGTTACTACTATTTCAATCACAGCGTTGACGAAGTGTTGAGTACACCAGCACTTACTAAACGATTAGTAATTTACTTGCACGACAAAGGACACGACAACACCTTTATACATCATAAAACAGGCATAAGGCGAAGCGTAATTGATGAAATAGTGAACAAGTATATTTCAGTAATCAGGAAAGAAGTAAAGCGATTAGAAGAGCCTAAGAACCAATTAAGCGAAGAAAAAAGAATAGCCTATAATAACTTTTTAGGCATAAGCCACATGAATAGTCATTACGAAATGTGTTATCAAAAATGGTTAAACAGTAAAGCATGAAAATAAAAATATTAAACCTTTACGCATGTTTGGGGGGCAATAGGTATAAATGGAACGAGGTCAGTAATGACATAGAAGTAACGGCAGTAGAACTTGACCCCGAACTTGCAAGACTTTACCAAGAACGTTTCCCAAATGACATAGTAATAGTTGCCGATGCACACCAATATCTTTTAGGCCATTACAAAGAATTTGATTTTATATGGAGTAGCCCGCCTTGTCCAACACATAGCCGTATAAGGTTTAACCAAGCGAAAGGCAGAAATGATGATGTTTATAAAGCAGAATATCCCGACATGACTTTATACCAAGAAATTATTTTGCTGAATAATTATTTTGAAGGCAGATATGTAGTTGAGAATGTTATTCCTTATTACGAGCCGCTAATAGCATCTCAAAAACGTGGAAGGCATTTATACTGGTGCAATTTTACTTTGCCAACAATTTTAAGCAATAGACACGTTCAAGTTGGGACCAGTACTGATGAAGTAAAAAAACTTTGTGAGTTTCATAAAATTGATTTAAGCACTTACAAAGGCGAACAAAGGAAAGATAAAATAGCCCGAAACCTTGTCGATTACGAAGCCGGCAAAACAATACTTGCAACGGCATTAGGAATTATTCAAAAATCAAAAACAAAACAAATAGAGTTATTTTAAATCACAATATCAAACCAAACATTATGAACAAAGTAGCAGAAATACAAAAAACATTACAGGACATGCAGCATCTGATTGAAAGCATGGAACACGAATTAGAAAAATACCGTTATACGGCTTACAGGTACTATTTAAAGCATGGTCCTGAAATAGAAACAGGCGAAGTCAAAGAATTAGAAGATAGCGTTGATATTGACTTGTTCCCAAGATTAGGAGCATCAATGATAGACTGTAAAGGTTTAGGCACAAAAAGCAATTACGAAAAAATTAAAGAACAGCTAAAAAAATTAAGACAATGATAAGCAAAACACTATATATCAAGCCATTATCTGTTAATCAGGCGTGGCAGGGCAAAAGGTTTAAAACGCCAAAGTATAAAAAGTATGAGCGTGATTTGTTGCTTTTATTGCCAGCAATGAAAATGCCTAAAGCACCTTATGAAATTAATATAGAAGTTGCTTTTAGTTCAAAGCTATCTGACTTAGATAATGTTTTAAAGCCATTTTTAGACGTGCTGCAAAAGAAGTACGGAATAAATGACAAAGACATATTTAAGTTGACAGCAGTAAAATCTCTTATACCTAAAGGTAATGAATTTATTAGTTTTGATATTAAGACCTTTGAACCGTTAATATATCCGTTTTGAAAAGCTATACAAAAACATATCTTAAATACTTTGGCTACTCAACAGCAGACTTCATACCGTGCGAAGTCTGCCAACAAAAAGCAGTGGACATACATCACATAGATGCAAGAAGTATTCAGCCTAAATTAGTTAATGACATCAATAATCTTATGGCAATGTGTAGGGGCTGTCATATAAAATTTGGCGATAAAAAACAGCATAAAGAATATTTAAAGCAAATTCACATAGAATTTATGTCGGCAAATAAACCAATTTAAACCGTAATAAAATGCTTTTTAACAAAATTATTGAAAAAAGATTGTGTAAAGTTTTGAAAATTCAAAACATGGGTGTATATTTGCAATATCAAAAACAAACTACATGGAAAAATTAAACATTACTAAGAGTGAGTGGGTATTGTCAACTCAACATTTTTTACACATTGAAGATATAACCAGTCAATGGATATGTCAATTAAATGACATTAAACCAAATGAAACAGAATTTTTAAGCGATGAGTATTTAGAAGAAGAAAAAAGAGTAAAACAAGTTAAATTAGACAACGGAATTTTATTAGCCGATGCTGGCACTACCTACAACCAAACACCAATACTCCCAAGCGAGTTATTAAAACAGCGTAATGAGTTGTTAAAAGCATTGCAACTGCTAATCAATGATATTGACCGTAATGATGGTGACCATATTAATAGAGCCACATTAGTTAATGAAGCTAAACAAATAATCAAAAACTGCGAACAATGAAAAAACCATTTAACATCAACCGCATTTTAGAAGCAATAGAGCCATATAATGACTACATAGTATGGGCAATATTTATTTACATTATGTATCATGGACTTCAAGCCACAACCTACTTTGACAAGCTATGATAATTACCAAAGGCAAAACCACGTATAAGTCAATCAAAGGCGATTACATCTACTTAGAAGATGGTGTGTACTATTTCTATGCAGGAGATGGCAGAACACTTAAAAGCAACAAGTTTATGAATTATGCCTACATAATTCTTAGCCGTGAAGAAGTTAGAAAAATTGATTTTGACAAACTTAAAAAAATTATTTCACCCAATAAAAACCCGATATGGATAATATAAAGTATTACTACGGAAATGGCAAGAAACGGTTTGAAATAGAAAAAATATTAAGGCACTCAAACATTACAAAAGAACATCAGCAATATATTTTAGACGAAATAGATGCTATCTCTAAAGCAGCACAAAATGCAAATGACCTCTACGAAAAATTAAAACACCTAATAAAATAGATACGGATATTATGAAAAACTACAACCGCAAACAGAAATACGTAAAAGAAATTGGCTTACACTTTTTAATGGCATTAGCATGTACAGCGTTAGTTCTATTAGCTAATTACATAGAAACACATAAACACCCCTATAAAATATTTGGCAATACTTTTGAAAATTCAAAATAATTAATTAACTTTGCATAACCCTAAAAACAAAAATAGCCATGACAGAAAATCTAAGAATAGCGATATTAAAGCTATACACCACGCAAGAAATTAAAGACTTGTTGTTATCTCAATGTGACTTAATAGATGAAGAACTTGCTCTAAAAAACCGAGAAATACTAAATTTAGAAAAAGAAATTGAGGTATTAAAAAACGGTGAATATTATACCCATGATGTTAAGGTTGAATACACCGACCAACAAAGACACGAATTACACCAACAAGCAAAAGAAGTAAAATGATAGTTCACACATACGGTTTCCAAAAAGTAGAAAGCATTTATAAAAATGCAGCCATAAAAAAAATAAATGGTGCTGAATACATTGTTGCTGATGAACGCTATTATTGCCTATGGGATTTGGGTAGGTTTACTGATTTCTGCTACAAAGTTCAAGAATACATGGACTATACAGATAACCCATACGCCCGACCAACAGAAAGACCAATAATCAATAATGAGAGCCTATGTGCTTATATGATGGCAGCAAGCAATGTAAAAGACATTGAGCAAGAAATTAACATACAGCAACAACATTTACAACAAAAAATCAATTTTCAAAACCTTTTAAAAGAAACAAAATGAAAAACATCGCACAAGCAATTTTAAAAGTTATGGAGGATGTAAAAGGCATAGACAAAACCATGACAATTGGCACAGGTAGTAGCAGCTACAAAGGTGTTCCCGACCAAGAGGTTAAAAAAGTAATAGGCGAAAGCATGAAAAAAAATGGCTTAACCATATTACCTATTTCAGTTGAACCCACATTAAAAATTGATAGATGGGAGGAAATAGACCAATATTCCAAAGAAACACCAAAGGCAACAAAAACAAAGCAATCAATATTTACAGAGGTTAAGACCAAATATTTATTACTGCATGAAAGCGGTGAAAGCATAGAATTAGCAGGCTATGGGCATGGCGTAGATACACAAGACAAAGGGGCAGGGAAAGCAACTACTTATGCTTTAAAATACACATTGCTTTATACGTTCTTAGTTCCTACGGGTAAAATAGACGATGCCGATGTTACTCATTCTGAAACCTATGAAACGCCTAAAGTAAATCAACAACCAAACCAGCAGCCAGCAAAAGACAAATGGCTAAACAAATATTCTGACAAAGCTAAAACGAAAGTTACAGAGGAATGGAACAAAACGGTTTCATGGCTTTTAGATGTTGAAGATTTAACCCAATTTGATAAAAAGATAGAAACGATAAAAACAACTTACTCAATCAATAAAGAAAACTTAGCTGAATTGATTTCAATGCGACCATGAAAAAAGAAATGTACATATCAAAAGTAAGTGATACAGGGTTGCTACAAAAAAACGTTACTAAGCAAATACAAGCGTATTTAAAAGCAATGTCGGGTCAAACCGTTATCATAGAAATAAGCAAGAAAAGAAAACAGCGAAGCCAAAACCAAAACAAATACTATTGGGGCGTTGTAATTCAATTCTTTAAAGATGGTGCTTTAGATATGTGGGGCGAACATTTAGATAGTGAACAATGCCATGAATATTTGAAAATGCATTGTAACTACAAAGAGTTTATAAATGAAGCCACAGGCGTAATGTTTAAGATACCACAAAGCACTACAGATGCCAATACGTTACAATTTGAAGTATATTTGGAAAGGTGCAGGAAACTGATTTATGAATACTTTAATATTGTAGTGCCATTACCAAACGAACAACTAATTTTAGCGACATGAGCAAAGAATTTGGCAGAATTAAAGCGGGCTATCCCCGAAAAGAAAAAATAGATTGGAGCAAACAAAAAGCAAGTCTATTTTATGGAACTCAATTAATTTTGTCAAATGTGGCTTATTCGATGTGTGTAGCAACAAAGAACCGATTGCAGAAATTAGACAATTATAAATTGCTGAAATTTGAGATTAAGTAACGTGTTGCAGCTATGAGCAGTGCGGGCTTAACAAGTAAAAACTAACTTAAAATTAAAATATGAGTAAAGAAAAAACAAACTTAGAAAAATGTCAACCAGTACTGATTAAGGCTGCTTTTCAAATAATGGCTATTAACACATTTAAAGAAATGGAAAAAGAACTTTTAACTTTAAAAAATGATGTTTCCTTTCGTGAATACGTTGGATTTGAAATGTGTATGCAGATTTTTTGTAAAAGGTACGAAAAGTGGATTGTTGTTAACAGCAATGACTGTTAACGGTTTGCGGCTTTGTGTCAGGCTGCGAAGCGTTGGCATTGAGCGGTCGGGCAGTTTGCACAAAACCGCTGTTATACGCTGCCCTTTAACAAATTTAATTTTTAATAACATAAATAAAAAGTAAAATGAATTACACAAAAGAACAACTTGAAAAATTGCCTAAATGGGCACAGTCTGAAATAAAAAGACTACAAGGATTAACGCAAACGCTTAATCAAAGGTTATCCGAATTTAATGGAGAATCTGAAACAAACACTTATTTAGTTGAGGGTTTAGATAAAAAGCCTTTAATGAATAATGCACAAATTGAATTTGCAACTGGTCATAACAATATGAACAAAGTAACTGTATATGTTCGTTCTAATGGGATGATTGATGTAAATTCGGATAGCCGTTTAGGCCAAGAGTTGGTTATATTGCCAAGAGCAGCTAATTCATTTTACTTGACTTTTATTGAACGGTAGCCTGTCTTAGGGTTGCGTATAACGGTTCGCCACTTTGCGTAGTGGCAGATTAGATGCACTAATATTCAATAACCAATAATGTTAAATAGAATTACAAACCTTGAAGCAAGCACGTTACCTGCCATTACGCAAAATGGCTGTTATCGGCTGGGCTTCTACAAATTTTAGTCAAATGGCAAAAAGATATTTCGATTCAGAAACCTACAACAAATTAGGTCAACCAGATTTAGGTTCAAAAATGTATTTTATTAAAAATGGAAAAAAAGTATGGGGTAAAGTCGTGTCAGTTCATTTTACAGGTGAAAAGTCAAAACATAAAGGTAAAATTGAACTTGGGATTGCTCCGTTTAAGCCTTGCCGATAACGTTTTGCAGATTGGCGGTCGTTTTAATGCTGCCAATGTGCTGTTATACGCAGCCTTTATTACGAAATTAATTTAAAAACAAAAATATGAACGCAAAAGAAAAAGCAAAAGAATTGGTTGAAAAATACCTAAACACAATTATACATTTTCCATACATAGATACAGAGGATGGAAATTGTATCGGAACTGGATATATGACACATTACTCTGCTGTGAGATGTGCTATAAATGCAGTCGATGAAATATTGAGCTCTTTAAGCAGTGAATATATTATTTATGGAAGTGAATACAGACATGAAGTTTCAACTTATTATGAAAATGTAAAATCTGAGCTGCTGTCTTTATAAGGTTGCGTATAACGGATTAGGGCTTTGCGATGGTTGGGAATTTGGAAACGGAATGTTCAACTATTGCACAAAGCTAAATAGAAGTAAAAAAGTTCAATTAACCACGTCTGCCCAACTATTGCAAAACCCATGTTAGCAGTAGCCTTTTTGGGTCAGCGTACAAAATAAAATTAAAAAAATGAATAGAAAAATTAAATTTAGAGCAAAAGAATTGAGTAGCAATAATTGGGTTTATGGTTATTATGCAATGCGTTCAGAAGAAAGTCCTGTACCTGAAACAAATGAATGGTATTGTGAACATTATATCTTAATCGATAAAGGAATACAAGGATTTGAAGAAGTAGAAATTGATATAAAAACCCTTTCGCAATTTACAGGCATTTTAGATAAGTCAAATGCTGAAATTTATGAAGGAGATTTTGTTTCTACTGATTTACAAAGACCACATAATAAAGTTATTTATAAAAATGGTGCATTTATGTTTGAGTGTTACGATGATAATTTATACCACGATATATTTTATTCAACAAGTGAATTAGAACAGTCTAATTATAAATATGGTAAAGTTATAGGGAATATTATTGATAACCCTGAACTTGATTACTTGCCGTCATAAGGTTACTGCTAACGTTCAGATTATTTGCGTTCGGTGGGGCGTTACACCACCAAAGATTGTTTAACAAACTAAATTTAAAAATATGCACGAAGATTCAAAAAAGCACGACACCCCCACTGACGC